ATGTTCCTGTGTAGGTCTGAATGGTGTTTGTGGCTTCACTTGAAGTTAAAGTGTACGACCCTGTGACTACCGCCTTAACCAAAGACGTGTAGAAGAACTGGTTACTAACACCATAGCCAACGGTCAAATAGGTTGTACCAGTGCTGACAATGAAAGCAGACTCGTTAGGCGCAAAGGTCTTTGTAGACTGTCCGTCAATGTTGTCAGCGGCGGAGATCACCATTGAGCCAGTTCCGCTGTTCTTGAACAAGGTAAACCAGTTGTTTCCAAGCGTAACGGCTGAAGGAAGCGTGTAAGTACCAGCTCCACCGTCCCACACAGAAGTTTGTGCTCTATTGGTTACGCCAAAAGTCCCAGCGTTAACCAATGTCAAAGCAGGGTGGCTTTGGTTCAGCGTTGAGCCACTGGCAACCAAACCATAGCCAGCCAAGGTGGCGGCATCAGCAGAAGAGGTTCCAGTGCCAAAAGCAATGTTGCCCCATGTACCCGTGACTGTAGGGTTAGCTGTGATGTAGACGTACTTGGACTCACCAGCGGCAATCGAGATGATCGTATTAGCGCCAGCGTAGTCTTTGACCGTAAAAGTATTAGCTCCGACGTTGCGAATCAGCGCGTCGTTACCTACAGAGCTTTGGTTGGCAGGGGGCATGTACAGGCTCAAGCTACCAGCAGTAGCGGTGACCTGCATGATACGAGCGGCGTAGTCGTCAGTGGCGTTGCCGTTGATGGGCCACTCCAACTGGGTGTTAGCGCTCAGCGTAATGGCACGATAAGAAACGTCCGTTGGCTGGATGACGTTGCCTGTAAATGGTGAGTTGTAGCTCATGTTAGTCCTTAACTGTCATTGGCGACCGCTTGACGATCTGCAATACGCAACTTGTCCTCTGCCGTCAAGATGTCCATGATCAGCTTGTACTGACCCTGCCACAAGGGCACTCGGTCGTCGTTTTTGAGGAAAGGCATGGCTTGGAGGAGTGATCCGTAAAGCAGTGCTTGTGGGGCGTAAATGGTGAACCAATTGGTTTGGTTAGAGCTGTCCAAAGGTTGAACACGTTCGTAGTACAGCACCTCAAAATCATAAGCCAACGTAGGAGTAGGCGCCACCATCCAATGGGTGTAGTCGTAGTCACAGTAGTACTTAGGGACTTCTGTCAACGCGGGGTTAGGCCAGTACTCGCGCAGGTACTCATACCTACGATTAAAAATAGGAAATCGCTCACCAGCTACTGTAATGTTCATGGACACAGTTTTGTGCCAACGAGCAGGCTTATCAATCACATTTGCACTTGCGGTCATGGTGCTGGTGTTGACGGTCAGGTTACCCAAAAACTTGATCTGAGAGGCTATAACCTGCTCAGCAAGCATGATAAACAGGGGGATCTTGTCCAGCGTGGAAGTGTCGTTACGCTCCAAATAAGATTGGATGTTCTCGACCAAACTGTCATAGGTCATAACACTTGCGGTCGTCATGCGTTCACCTCGTAGATTCGTTGGGACATTTTAGTATGCCTTTTAACTTGTGACAAGGTTACTTGCTTGCCACACCCTTAGTCTTCTCAAAAGATCGCATACCAGCGATTCCCAAGATGCCTGACAGAATGACCCAAAGTTGGTCAGCTTCAAGCACTGGAGGAGGATCCATGCCTATCGGAACCCAACCCATAGCCTGCAAGTACTTCCAGCACCATTGAAACAGCGGATAAGCCAAGAATTGGTAGCCCATAGCCGCTACACCGATCCAGCCGATAGCAGGGCGCCAGCCGCTGACAAACACGCTAGAGGACGCCGCTTCGATTTTGTTGACCTCAATCTGAGCTAGGTCTGTAGCTTGGTCGATGCGCTTCTCTTCAAGATCGAGCTTACGTTGCTCAATCTCCATCTCCATCTTTTCTTTGTCAGTGGTGATCAGGTCGCCTGCAACCTTACCCACAGCTTCAATGATTGATCCAACGGCAAGCAAGCTCATGCTAGACCTTTCAATGTGCGGTTAATCCAACCCTTGAGGAACTTGACCTGAACAGGGTTTTTGTTGCAGATCTCAACGTAACGGGCAATCTTTGCCAAGGCATAGGACTCTTTGAACCGCTGTCCATCCGTGACTTGGTTGAGTTTTTCAACGGTTTTGGCACCTATTCCGCCGTCAGGCGTAGCCCCCACGACCAACTGGGCAAGCTTTACAGCCATGCCCATGCCAGCATTTACTCCAAAGTTAAAGATGCTGTTGGCTACCTCTTGGTTATTGATCTCGTTCCCACGCATCTTGTCCCAAAACTCAGTACGGTAAAACTCACGCACCATGCCAGTCAAAGAGCCGCCAAGCTCTTTCTTGTCCACCAAAGCCCAGCCAGCCCATTGAGGGTTCTTGTTACGAGCAATGCCTGCATAGGTCATCCCTCCTGTGTCGTGCTCGAGTGTGTGCAGGACGTAGCCGCCCTCGTCCCTAATCATTTGCTCAAAAGCTGGTTCAAACTGTGCCATTGCTTTACCCTTTTAATTCAAAACTTAAATTTTTGTGACGAGGGTATTGCACAACACGCTCCCCTTCAGGGCATTTGTATTTAATGGTCGCCAACAAGGTTGCCTTACCACTGGCAATCTTTTCTTTTCTTACCATCGTCAGTTCGTAGGTGAATGTGTCAATCTCTGGCCCCGCTGGGCCACTGAACTTGCTTGCAGTGGTGGTTGCCTCATGTACCATGCCAGCCGCATCACGAATGCTTGGCGTAAAACTTTCAACAGAGCAGTCATCCCGTTTTTTTATTCTTGCAACCGTAACAGTGATTGGTTTGTTAGCCTCTGCCACAATCTTAAAATTATCAGGCGACCATTCAATGATTGCGCGGTCAAACCAACCAAACTTATCGGCAAGCGTGTAACTGCCACCTAGTGCGGCAACGGTAGCGGCAACGGCTCCAATTGCTTTGGTAATGTCAATCATTTCACCCCCAACTCCATGCAATCATGTAAGAGCAAAATACCACAAAGCAGAAGATTGCGGCGGCGGCTACGATAGCTTCCACCCAATCCCACATGCTATAGCCCCAAGACCTTTTTGACGAGCTCGCCTGCGACGCCGGGGCCGAACAGCACACAAACCATCACCGCGTACAGCAAGTACTCAATCTTGGTCATGCGCTTGTCCCCATCACGCAAAGAGCGGTCTATGCTGTTATAGCGCTCCGAGCAGATGGCTTCATGCACAGCTAATTTTGTTTCTACCGAGTCCACAATTAAGCGTTCAGTGCATCCAAACGACCCCATGCCCAGTCAGCGGCGGCAGAAGGGTTAAAAGGAATAGTAGCAGTTGGATTAGTAGGCTGTGCTGGGTCAGGTTGTGTCCAGCCTGCTCCCACTGTTGTCAAATACGCCAACAGGTCAGCTTTGGTTGCAATAGCTTCAGCGTCACCGATGTCATCGGTTTCAGAGATGCCAACCATGACCATGTCACGGGGGCTAGGGGTGCGAGGGTCAGCAACCACGTACACACCACCAACGCCTTCAGCGTGTAGGCAGAGGAATGTAGGGGCTGTGCCGTCAGCGGCTAAACGATACTTCATCATGCGATGTGCCATTTTTATGCTCCTTGGGCGTATTGCCCACTAAAAAGATATGCGCCAAAGTGTCCAAGTTCGCACCAAGGCGCGGCCCAGACGGTTCCACCATGCTCACGGTACAAGTGGCAAAAGTTGTAGTCCTCGGACAGAAGCTCGTGGTCGTAGTTCTGTACCTTGAAGTAGTCGTACACCTTCTCACCCTTGGGGATAGTTACACCCCCGTTGTCATACCAACCCACATGAGGCTGTAGTTTCTCAAAAACATCACGGCGGATCAACATAAATCCTGTGCCAATATGCTTTACCTGAAACGGCAAGTCTGGGCTAATCATCTCGTGACCGTCCAGCTTGTTTAAATTAAAAATGCCCGTAAGAACGGACAAGTTAGGATGGTTCAGAACGGCGCCCTGTCGCACCTTGTCCCAGTTGATTCCCTTCATCGGGACTGGCCCACCCACAATACCTTTGTCAGCTTTAATCATTCGGGCAATGTCGTTTGCCACAAACTTCTGGTCAGCATCAATAAAGATCAGGTGGGTCGCATCCTGCATCTGCATAAAGTGGTGCGCTATGGTGTTTCTGCCACGTTGCACCAGACTTTCATTACCAAGGAATATGCAGGTCAGCTTGATGTTGTTGACCATACACGCTTCCTTAAGCGCCAGCAGGGACTGAGTGTACTCAGTACACATCATCCCCCCATAACATGGTGTGCCGACGACTAAGTGCATTATTTATTTTCCAACTGTGGTGTGTTGGTCAGTGATGTTGGATCAAAGACAGAGAAGCCACGACGAGCGGCAAACGTCTCTGGGTCTTTCTCCCACTTGTCAGCACAAGCCTCAAGCCAGCGCATGGTCATCTCGTGCGTAGGAGCATTACCGTTGGAGATA